GGGAGTACACCATACCAATTCTTCGACCCGCCGAGGTCATCACAAACGCGGAACGCAACTTCCTTGATTGGGATTCGGGCCCAAGGCACATCTTGGCTTGGGTTGCGCGGCTTATGCAGACACCTACGCTTGTGAGCACACATGGGCTCACGCGTCACGCGCAAACGCGAAGGGTCGTAATAGAGGTTAGACCACTTACGGACGGCGCTCCAAAACCGTCCGCGGTAGCGGCTAAGCCTCCAACGCCACTTCGCGACACCTGCGAAGCCGAGCTGGACCGAGTAATCACGTGACTGCACGGTCAACAAGCGGGCTCGCACACCTTCGGCGTCTTGAATAACAGCGAGATCGTTGTAACGAGGTTCGTCGGCGAAGAGGTCGGTTTCGAAGACATAGGAGTGCTCCATCTCGTCGGGCGACTCGACGATGTCACCCCACTGAACGGGCTCTCGGTCTGCAAGTGAGGACCAGTTCGGTGCGCGCAAGCCACACCGTTCCCTTACCTCTCGACCACCGCGGGCATACGACCACGAGCCCGAGAGTGCCGAATAGACACAGTCGGAAACGCGATCATAGCGGCCCGTTATGGAACGCAGACCGAAACCGCCACACGATGTCGGCATATACACCGGCAAACCGCGCGAACGGGTCCATGTCCTCAAACCCACCGTCGCCAACGCCATGAATCGAGCCACGCTCGGATCCGAGGGGTAACGCTGCTCGGTAATAAAACCGGCACGCACCCACGTCGGCACTTCGGCCTGATTCACATCCTTGTTCGCGTGGTCAGAATGGCGCAGCGCCAGATAACCGAACGAAGGAAGGAGCTTCACTCCGTGACCGAAGACTCCGCTGAAACTCCAATAAGGACCATAAGAGGTCTTCTCTTCGTTTACAACGACTTCCAAGCTACGCAGTACGCCTTTGAAGGCATCAACCCAACGCGGAGGCGCGACCGCAAGTAGGTCATCGCCATTCACCAACGCGTCGACATTGAGCCTCGTGAGCCGATTCGCTTCGTCCACCGCAAAGAGATTAACCGTGTTCAAGAAGAACCAGGATGCCGGCATGCCCATCAATATTCCGCGCCGAGTGCGGTACGTGCCGCGGCTATCCGTCAAATTAGCCGGTCCAAGTACTGCACGCCACATCTCCAGCGCGGCGTCGTCGATAGCACATCCGGGTCTAATCTTATCCCAAAGACCAGACAAGATAGAATGGGCAAACCAGTGAGGCATATTATCCGTGGCGACAGACAGGTCAAGGGACAGGACTTGCCAGTCAGCACGGGCCTTGGAAACAAGGTCCAGGCAATGCTGCGGCCGGTCGGGGCTCAGACTACGCGATACTCGGTCATCACCCATCAGAATGGGGAACGTACGGGATCGCAAGAAATGAGCCCACACAAGGGACTCGACATTCGAGGGCGTGACGGTACGGGTCTTAGGACCCTTATCCGGCACGTCCACGACGCGGCCCTCGAGCACGGCACGGCGGAGGCGGCGATCAAGGCAAGCGAGGTAGGTATTCTTAAGCGCGATGTAGGACCTCGTGATGCGATTCAGGTCGTCGAAGTGGATGTGTTGCGACACCCAATCCGGCAATCCCTCAATCTCACCCCAAAGGTGCTCCGACACCGAAGTTAAGAAACCACCCTCGCTAGCCTTGTTCGACAAGGACGCCGACGTAGAAAGAGGCAGTTCGAAAGGAACGAACGCGAATTTCAACGAAGACGACCACCCGCGCGCCCAGGCACTAACCCGTGAACGCAGGCCCTCTGTCGGCTTCCGACTAGGCTTCAGAAGGCGCGCGCGAAGCGCGTCTTCCGACTCTACCGCAGGCGGCGGACACCGAGGAAGTCCTCTGGGAAGCGTCTGGAGTGCGTGGAATGCCTCATTCACCGACATCGTGAGCACTGGCGAAAGTGCATCAACGAGGTGGAAAATGCGGCCGCTCTTATCCGCGCATTGAGATTTTATCCACAGGGCAGCGCACCTCGTACCACCCTCACACCACTTACGGTAGATGGTATACGAGACGTCCAGCCATACGGACTCGATCCTCCTCAACTTCACATAGGACAACTCAGCGTCGCCGTCCTCACTGATCCACTCCACATCGGTATAACGACGGTCCTTCCGCGGGATGCGGCGGCGCAAGGGCCTTATAAGGCCATTAAACGACGCAAACATCAAGCGGTAGATATCCCACAACGCGCGAGAATCAGAACCCGCAGTACGGGAACCGATATGAGACATCTTAAGGGCGTAAGACATCTTCTCGCGGCGAGGGATCGTGCGCAGACCCGTGAAGAGAGGCGTTCTACGGCAAAAGCCAAGGTACTTCTCTTCCCAGCTCCGCACACCGTCGAACACGATGTGTGGGGCCAACATGGCGCGGGGGTCGACGAGCAAGTGTCCTCCGTCGGCGCGACGCACCATTCCATTCCTTCTCCATCCCTTCACTCTCGACTGGATCTCGTCGATGTGGAGGAGCGCCTCTACTGCGCGGCCGCTAACTCCATTAG